CCAATGCTATTTCTTTGATATGGTTTTGAATCATGGCAAATCCCAATAGAACGACTGCACACTCCTACAATTCTTCTTTGTAGATATTGGGTCTCGTACCTGATTTATAGCCTTTGCTAAAGCCACACACTCTGCATGATTATCAAACACCAAGCGATGCACTTCGACATTGACCTTTTCAATGTCAGTTATCGTTATCAGGTATAATGTGTATGTTACTATCTTCAGCACTTTTTTCTCTTGGAAAATAAACGTCAACGTGGCAATGACACTGTGGACAAGACAAATTAGTGACCATCGAATATTCTTCTTCATCCTCAAGATCATGGTCTCCACCCCAAATTAACTTATGTCCACAATGCCAACAGTTCATATCAATCTCATTAAAAAGAGGGGGCTGTTACACCCCCTTAGTTTGGAGGCATCAGTTAAAAAGGTATCTCGTCATCGACAAGACCACGACTTGCGTTTGTGTCCTCAACCGCAACAGCTTCTTCTTTTACTGGTGGCTTATCGGTCATCTCATGCCACGATTTGACCTGAAATTCTGGAATCCGAGTAGTGCCTTGCCCTATCTTTTCCATTCTTGCGCCTGTATATTTTAATAGTACAGCTTTGCCTGTGTTCTCCTTTACCTGAAGACCTACGACTTGCCATAACTCTTGAAAGCCTTTCATCACTCCCACGCCATTAGCCGACCATTCACGCCACCCTTTGTCCTTGATCTTCAGCATTACTGAAAAGCCACGCCTATGCTCTGGGGAAGGTTGGGGTGGTCTTTTACCCAAACTTACATCCCATAGCCACTCAGGAGCTTGTCCTTCGGCTATCTTGCCCCATCCTGTTTTCAAAGTGCTTGGGTCTAGTAATACGTCCTCTAGCTGTACCTCATCACCATCAGCTATCCACGCATTAACACTTGGCTTGAAACGTATATACTCACTGCTACCCTCCGACATCAATCCTAAATCGATTACTTCATTCATCTTTTTCTCCTTCTAGTTCTGTTTCTATTTCCCAACCAGCGTCTTTCGCTAGTTTGAGCATTAATGATTGAGGAAGAATATATAACGCCCCCTTGCGGTCAGCTTTGACCACAAGTAAATCGGCAGCATCTTGCGTAAACCAGTTATATAACATGGCAAACCCAGTACCGTTTTTGCGTCTTTTACATTCTACCTTCAATCCATTCAAACGGATGTCTCCGCTTAAATTCTCTCCATAATGTTTGAAAGCTCCTGAAGCCAAAACTCTTTTGACTTTTATCCCTGCGTTCTTCCAGAAGTTGACGATTTCTCGTTCAAACTCGTATCCTCTTCGCTTATTCGTCACCATAGTAAATTTGCCTCGCGTTAGTTACTTTATCTTATAAGGTTCTTCATTTCGTCTTCTTTACGAATACGCTCATTGACCTTTACTTTTAGACCCTCACGAATTAGCTCTTCAGCCAACAGACTTATGTTTCCATTTGTCGTTGCCTTTGCTTCTTCTTTGAGTAATTCCCTCAAGTCTGACGGTAGATAAATTTGTTGTTGCTCTAGTTTTCTCATCGAATTGCCTATTAATTGCGTTATGCAACTATGCACCAACATTTAATGCTTGCATAATACAAAAGAAGACATACAATTAACAAAAAACTACATAAAAAGGAAAACTATGGAAAAGGCATCAATATATATGCGCTTGGAACAAGGCTCAAACAGTGGAGGACGCTTTGAGGCTCAAGCACAAGAGTTCTGTAAGGGGAGGGGGTATGAAGTGTTAGGCGTTCACACTGAATTCTATGACCGTCCTGTTACATCGACCAATATAGAAGTACTACAGGAGTGTATACAGGAAGTATTTTCAAACGATAAATCTGTTCTTGTGACACCCACTATGAGAGACATAGAAAGCAATCTTGCTTGTGTCGCTTATATAATAAAGACCAGTGTACCTCTATTAGCAAGCGATGAACCGCATTTAGACACAACGCAGATGAAAGGGTTTATTGAGTTAGCACGTAAATCAATAGAGCATCGCATAGCTGTGAAGTCGCGTAATGTAAAGAAAGGCATTGAAAAGGCAAGGGGTAGGGGGAAGAAGCTTGGAAGTCCTGACGTACTAAAGGCTGTAGAAAAAGCCTCTAAATTACGTATGGAAGGGGCTGCGGAGTTTCGCTTGAAGATAATACCTATTCTACGCGAAATCAGGTCAGAGGAAGATTTTCCAGTCACACTTAGAGATTACAAACGTGGCTTGGAGAAACGTAACATCTTGACACGAACAGGCAATAAAACGTGGCAGGAGTCAACCATCAGAAACATCTTAAAGAAGGAGAGGGAAGATGAATAAGCAATTTAAAGTAGACCCATGTATAGATTCCGTTGAGTGCATTAAAGACTATCTATTTGATCAAATTAAACAAGTTGTCGCTGAAAGAGAGATAGAGATATTTCAAATGCAAACGCAAAATAAATACACTTCTGGTAAGGATAATGAGTTTGTAAACTGGTTAAACTCAAGCACATACGCTCGTTGCTTTAGCCGAATTACTCTCCGTGCGAGTTTGCAAGATCGATGGGCATCCATTTCGGAAGTGCGTACCACCCTCCGTTGTGATGATAAAACGGCTCGTAATATGTATCAAAAATTTATGGACTACCAGATGATTGAGCGAGACAAGACTAGCGAAAAGCTCTTATTTAAAGCCACATCGCATGGGATGAAGATCTTTGATCGCTACGTTGAATTGCTGTATTGCAACAGGGGAGAGGGTCTATATGACCACATAGTTGATCTCCTTCAATACATGAAATTGACCCGAAAAGGTGGTAGTGACTACCAAGAAAAAAGGGAATGACTACCAATTGATTTATCCTTTTTTTTCCATTTATTATACAAGGAGTTGACTTTTATGGATGATGAATTGAAGTATTTGGAGCAATATTACGATAGGCGCAATACACCAGAAGCCAAACGAAAGAGGCTACAGAACGAAATGTATTACGCCAAAGTCCTTGGAACAGGGTGGTCAAACCGTATAACTGTACCAACGTGTGCGGATGACCATGTTGAAAATGCCAGAGTGTGCTTTACAAAATTATCGAAAGCACTCAATGACATTGCCAAGGATGATTTGCGTCCACAACAAGCGTTGAGAGAAACTAAAGCTGCCATTTATGAGTGTCACGTAGAGCTAAAAAGACGAGCCGACTTCTCATTGAAGTATCCACGGTCTCCAGAAACGGATTTTAGAAATGCGCGATAAAAATAAGGGCTTTCAGCGTATGTATTATGTATGTAACTATTTTGTGTGTACTAATGTAACGATTTCAACGAGTTATCTATTGAGCAAAATTCAGCTATTGAGCCGTACTTGCTTCAAGATAGGGGCACAACCTATTGAAAAAGCAGTATATAAATATAAACGGAAGTCAGATTTAGCATACTAGGAAAAAGCGCATAATATATAATACTTAATCTAAGTGCCCTATCTAACTAGCTAAGTCTGACTAACCAAACTTTGAGGTTAGTTATGATTGAAGATTTTTGTAAAATTGTATTCATATTTATTAGTCTAATTCTACTAGCGTGGTCTCCAGTTATCTTTGCGAGTCTGCAATGGTAGGGAAGATTACAGATGATAAATTTCTATCAGGTTCGCAAATCGCAGCCTTGATGGGAGACAGTAGTTACTTCTCACCCAACAAACTTTTAACACACATTTTAGGCGCAAGAGGTGTGCATGGTTTTGAGATGGTGGATATAGAGCGTAATGAAGCTATGGAATGGGGGGATATACATGAGCCTGTTATCATTAAGAGAACGGCTGATATTCTTGGTATCGACAAGGTAACAGATAAGGTTCGCGTACCCTATCATTACTATCATGAGGGCAAGAAGCTCTTCTCTGTGTCTTTAGATGGCATCCTTCATGTACCTAGTAAAAAGACTATCAGTATAGACGATAGATCAACATTTGCGCCACAAGGTTTGAACATAGACTTTGTGATTGAAGGAGATGGTAATTTAGAGGTGAAAACGACAAAGACCTACTTCCGTGATGTACCGCCAAACTATTTAGGACCGTGGCAGTTGCAATCAGGATTGATGGCTACAGGAAGAAAATGGGGAATAATAGCTATTCTCTACTCTGGCTCTCAGTTGTGTCTTTATTTCTACAAAGAAGACGCAAAAATGCAGAAAGCGATTGTTGAGAAATGCCTAGACTTTTATAAAAGAGTAGAAGCTGTAGAGCAGGG